AACGCACAGAAGGCTGCGTATCATATCGCGTTAAAATATGACGTGCCGGTTTATCTGGTGGTGGCTGTTATCGCTGCGCTTTCACCTAACAACAAATGGACGCGAAACGTGACAAACGCCGACGCTTTGATCGGCGCATTTATCCGGGGTGACGGTATGCTTTCGGTGAAAGTCTCGACCTACAACAAGATGAAGCAAAAGGCTTGGGATATCTTGGCGGCACGTCCGGATTACGATGGGGCAAAAATGATGCTCAAGGGACAGAAAATCACGTCCTTCTTTATGGATATCATGGGCGAGTTCAACGTGACAATCGACGGCCACGCGCGAAACATTGCCTACGGTGAGCGCGTCGGATTGACCGACGACCGGACAAACATTGGCGTCCGTGAATACCGCGCTTTGCAAGCCGCGTACGAAGAGGCCGCACGGCGCGTCGGCCTCATGCCTTACCAATTACAGGCGATCACTTGGCGCGTTTGGCGGGATCGGCACGGGATAACGTGAGCCGCCAAAAATGCTGCGCCACTATTTTATCGGGGACTGGTTGCGGGATTCTATGCACGCTCGGGGGCGGGGTGTAGACTGGCGGGCCGGTCAGGCGGGCGGCGAGACGAAGGGGCCAGCCCGCCGCAACTTTTTTTGGCGCGGGGGTTCAACTCTTGCAAATCATGTGCCATGATTCATTCATCAACAACGAGCGAAACCGGAAAGGAACCGATATGCTTGATCTTGTAACAACGAATGCCACCGATGCCGCGATCCGGCGGGGTGATGAAATCTACGCGATCCACAACGACGTGAACGACGTGAGCTTGTTCTCGAAATTTGCAAAGGTGGAGCGGGTGCCACTCGAAGCGGGTTGTCCTGCTGCATGGAACGATGCGGACATAATGACGAACCGGCCTCTCGAAGGCTACTCCGCGCTTTACAACCGGGCCACCGACGCGCTGCTGGATGTCCGGCCCGTGTCCCGGCACTATGCCCTCATCCCGCACGACTCGCTTTTCCAGAAACAAGCCGCGCTGCTGGCGGAATCTCCGCTGCCGAGCGATCACGTCACCGTGACCGATCGAATCTATGGCTACGGCAAGCGGGTTCATCGCACTGTGGTTTTCCATGATCTCAACGTCGAGAACCGGACACGCACCGGCAAGCCTGACCTTGTCGAGTGTCGCATGGACATTTTCAACTCGGTTGATCTGTCTTGGGCCTTTCAAGTTTTCTCGGGTGCCTATCGTGACCTTTGCCGAAATTCTCTCGTGTTTGGTGGGGCCAAATCGTACCACCAGAGGAAGGTACACAAGGGTCATATTTCCGTCGATGCGATGATCTCGAAGGCATCTCTCGGCTTGGATATGTGGACGAACAACCGGGATCAAATGGAAGTCTGGCGGAACTCGCATTGCTCCGAATTCGATTTCCACCGGATGCTCAAACAGACCATCTGCCGCAAAAACACCCGGGCGGCAAAGCACGACGAAACGCTTGCAATCAACGAGACGAAATTGAACTGGTTGCTCGAACGCTTCAAAGAAGAGACGCCCGAATTAGGGGCGACCTTGTGGGCTGCGTACAATGCGCTCACCCACTACGCCACTCACCTCCCGGGAACCCAGAAGCGCAATTCGAACAAGGAACTCGTAGCGACCCGGCGCAATGATGAGGTTCGGGCCGTGATCGAATCATCCTTCTGGCAAGGCTTGGAAAGGAATTACGCCTGATGGATGAACTACAGGGGGCTTACTTATTCTACCGCTGCCTTGTGGCAATCATCATCATTCTACTGTTGCTCATCATCTTCTAATGAAAGGAACCGAAACGATGGCAAGACAATTTCCTGATCACCTGATCGCACGTTTTCAGCAACTGGCGGACGACTTCGAAGCTCACATTCGGGCTGACGAGCGGGCGCGTATCGGCGAGAAATTCGCCGCTGCTTTCCCTTCAAAGCCAGTAGCGAAACCCGAACCGCTCTTCCCGATTACTGGGTTGCACGGCGAGCCGCTGCATGAATCCGGCCCGCAGCCGGTGACCTACGATCCGGCGGCAGCGTTCGACTATGCCGGGCAGCGCCTCAATGAGACGCATCGGCGGCTAATCGCCCGCTTGTCAGAGGGTACGTTTTACGCCGTGCCGACTCTTGCCGGTCACCTCAATATAAAAAAGGATTCCGTCTATCATTACCTGTGCGGAATCCAGAAGGCGGGTTACCAGCTCGAAATCCGGAACACCGGCAATCTGAAGGGTGGGTATCGGAATATTTACAGGCTTGCAAAGACGGCCTAGAAAACGTACAAAATTGGGGCGGGCTGCTTTTGGCCCGCTCTTTCAACCATCGGAACAAGGAACCGAAACGATGCAAAGCTCTATTAAAACCGAACTCACCACACCCGAAGCCCGCGACGTTTTCGCTATCACTGAAAAGGAAATAGCCGTGTTGCGCTGCCACCTCGATGCGATTAACAACCAGATTCGGGGGCTTGAGGCGTTTATGGATTCGATGGGCTTCACCTCTTGGATCGGTAGCAACTCGCCGCGTTCGATCGCGAATGCCGAATTCAAGGTGAAGATCGACGACTAACAACAACAGCCAGTTTCCTCCCCAACTCCCCCGGCCCTAGTGTCGGGGGTTTTTTTGTGCCGGGTTCCGGGATATATCCGGGCGGGCTTGTTTCCGTTCGGTTTTTCGCTTTTTTGCCACTGGGGATTGCTGCGCTTTCTGCCACCGGGGGGTGCCTTTTAAGTTTTCAGATGTGCCAAATGGATGACGCGCGGGCGGGCGGGCATGATGTGCGGGTGGTGTGGGGGAATGTTTTAGGGGAAGGCTTGCGGTCTAGTCGGGCTGGGCCTCGGCGAGGTCAACTCGTTGAAACAATCTTGCTCAAATCGGCTGGCATATGTAAATAAATATCTTTTGCGCGCGGGCGCGCGTAAGGGCCACCCGGCCCCCCCTGTACTTGTGCTAGCAATCTCGCCATCAATTTGTAAGAAGTGGAGTTATCGGCATACCTAAAAAGGTACACCGTTAGGGTAACCCGGGGGGTAGGTGTATTCCCGGCGGGTCTTACGCCAGTGTACACACGAATTTTCATTTTGTCAAGAAAAAAAGTTGACAACACCTATAATATCGCCTATACTTAGGGCGTGGATCACACATTTACCCGTCACACCTCCCCATAAACACGTTGTTTACTAGCAAAAAGGTACGACGCACGTGTGATTCACTCTTTTTTTGAGAAAGGATGCCCCTTGTTCGAAGCTATGCTCCTCGTTTGTGCCCTTGCAACGCCAGACAAGTGTGTACGTTTCGATGATACACGCGGTCCGTACGAAACGTACGAGCAATGTAAGGCTCGTTCGTACGAAATGGCAGAAGGAGTAGCTCAGATGTTCCCCGTTCCGGCCTCATATAGCTTCAAGTGCATCGAAAGGGACTTTACGTGAACCTCTTACCCCAGCAAAAGCCTAAAGAGCGCGTTCTCACGGCCCAACAAACCGCATTTTTGGACATTCTCTTCGAAAATGGTGGTAATGTGACGCAAGCGGCAGTAGATGCGGGCTATTCACGCGGCTCGTCCCAGTGGCTCAAGAAGACTCTGGCCGATGAGATCGTCGAACGCACGAAAGACATCCTCTCCGTCAACGCAATCAAGGCTGCTAACCGCCTAGTCAACACAATCGACAACCCCGCCCCCGAACGCGGAGACGATTTACGATTAAAAGCTGCCGAATCTCTCTTGACACGCGTCGGAGTGAAGGCTCCGGAGCAAGTCAACCACAACGTCACGGCAGTTCACGGTGTCGTTCTCCTCCCCCCGAAGAATGAGGTAACTATAGATGGCTGATGATGACGAAAGCTACCGCCGCCCCGGCAGAGACAATCCGATCTACCAGATGGCTACCGGCCTCTCCGATCTCCAGTTTAGTATCCTCCAAGAGTTGTACGATCGTCCGCAGTCGATGAAGGGACAGCCCTTCTACAAGCGTGACGAAGAGGGCCAGTACTACTTCGATTTTGCAGAGGGTGGAAAGATTCACCGTGGCCGTCGTGCCGGAAAGAGTGCAGAGAAGAAGAATGGCTGACTGGCTCTACAGAGCTATGGACCCGTCTACGCCTACCCTAGAGGGTAACCAGACCGTTCAAACAGTAGACTATGAAGAGGACGGCATCTTGTACGTAGCTCCTACTATCCGAATGGTAGATGGTAAGCTCAAAAGATATAGCGACGATGATGCCATAGCCGAAGCGAGGAGACGAGGAGACGGGATGCGCGTACCGAAGGGTTTGAGCGGTCCCGAGTTTTCCAACCTCCTCAGTAAGCGTATAGGGAAAGCCCGTGGACGACCAGCAGGACAATCCGCCGAAACGCAAGCGCGGTAGGCCGAAAAAAGACCCGAATGCCCCGAAGGCCACATATAACCTCTCTACGCGGGAACGTGCACGCCGCGCGGCGACGAAACGTGTCAATGCGGCCAAGAGACGTGCAGACAAGACAACGAAGGCAGCAGAAGAGAAACGACGATATGCCCGAAAGCTCGAACAACAAACTACAAAGGTTGAAAAGGCTCTTCAAGGAAACGGCTCTGCCACAATCGATCTTGGGGATTTGGATGTTCTACCAGATGCAGTTTCAGAGCTTGTCGGCGAAAGCGAAGTCGTCTTTCAGCCGAATGATGGTCCGCAAACGGACTTTCTGTCGGCGGGTGAGCGGGATGTTCTCTACGGCGGCGCAGCCGGGGGCGGTAAATCTTTCGCTCTCTTGGCCGACCCTCTTCGCTTCTGTCACAACCCTAATCATCGTGGGCTTCTTCTTAGGCGTACTCTCGACGAGCTAACCGAACTCATCGACAAGTCACGCCAGCTATACACAAAGGCGTTTCCCGGTGCAAAGTTCCGCGAGTCGAAGTCTACGTGGGTGTTTCCGTCGGGTGCAACGATCTGGTTCACGTACCTCGACAAAGACAAAGACGTAACTCGTTTTCAAGGTCAGGCGTTCAACTGGATCGGCATCGATGAGATCACGCAATATCCCACTCCGTACGTCTGGGATTATTTGCGTTCTCGCCTTCGTACTACTGATCCTGAACTCCAGCAACACCTGTACATGCGCTGCACAGCCAACCCCGGAGGAGTGGGTGGTTGGTGGGTCAAGAAAACGTACATCGATGGCTTGGAACCAAACGAGTCTTTTGCTGCGTTCGACATAGAAACAAAGAAACCTTTCTTGTGGCCCCCGGGTCACGAAAAAGCAGGTCAACCGTTGTTCCTTCGCAAGTTTGTACCGGCACGGCTGACCGACAATCCCTACCTCATGGCAGATGGTCAATACGAGGCCATGTTGAGGTCGCTCCCGGAAGTCGAGCGAAAGCGGCTTCTCGAAGGTGATTGGGACGTGGCGGAGGGAGCGGCCTTCCCCGAATTTTCGAGATCGAGACATGTGGTCGAACATTTTGAACTTCCAACCA